GCAAGTTTTTTCATTTTTGATATAGAGACCACTGTTTTTTAGTTTTTTATTTTGATTAAAAAATGATTAACGACTGTTTTTTGATAAAAAACGCTGTTAATGCGGATTTTATATTCCTGTCCTTTTTTTAAGCCCTTTTACAATTCATATTTGATTAAAATTTAAATAATGAAAAAAATGCGCCTGATAGATTTTTTAAAAGACTGGGACGAAATTGAAAAAGGAAATCCCGACCAGGCATTTTCAATTAAATTTATTACAAAGGATGGAGAGTTGAGATATTTTAACCGTGCCGTAAAATCGGGTACGCCTTTTAGTTTAAAAGATAACCAAATGCGTGCTTGCATACCTGTTGATGGTGAAGGTAAAAAATTACAAAACAGCCATTCCACTCCTTTTAGTGTTTTTAGATTAAAAGAATTTAACGGTAAAACAATACTTTTATAATGTCGAAAATAATTTGGAGTAATGATAATAAATATCCTGTTGCTGCTTTTGGTAGCGGCACTGCTTTTACTACTTCGAAAGCTAAACCAAAAAAACCGGTAGAAATTAAAGAAGACGACGAAGACGAGATTCTTATTGATGGCCGCAAAATTGCACCGTGGTTTAATTTAAATAACGACTTTCCGAATGTTACCGCACAAAATTATTTGCGTAAATCTTCTTCGTTGATTTCCGGTATTAATCATAAAATAAAGCTAGGTGTTGGGCAGGGGCTTGCCTCGTATAAAATAAAAGGGATAGATGAAAACGACCAGGAGATTCTTGAGCCTTATTTCGATCCTAAGTTATACCGCTTTTTAAACTCGCGGATGATAAGACAATATATGTATCAGGCTTTTCAAAATGTGTATGAGTATGGCAACGCATTTCCGCAAATGATAATGAATGAAGCTGGTAATTATGTTTCGTTTTTAAAAAACATTGACTCGCCTTTTTGCCGGTTTACCAAAAAAGAGCAGGGTGTTATAAAATATTGCCTAGTATCGGGTAAATGGCCGGAAGTTACCGAAGGCGATTATGAGCTGCTAAATGTTTTAGACCTTGAAGGTACAGAAGACGAAGTATATGTCCGCGCAAAATTGCTAAAGAATTTTATTTATCCGATATCCTTAAACACAACAGGTAATATTTATTACCAGCTTGCGCCGTGGGATTCTGCTCGCGCAGGCGGACATTTGGATATATCTATTAAAATAGCAGAGTACTTAATGTATATGTTCGACAACCAGATGAGCATTAAGTATCATATTAAAATACCTTACAGCTACTGGGAAAAGAAATACCCGGAAAGTAATTACAAAGGACCTAAAGCGCTTGAAGAGCGCAAAGCGGCAATAGCCAAAGAGTTGGACGCTATTGAAAATAACATGACTACCACCGAGAATGCAAAGAAAACCATTACATCGCATTATGAAACCAACCAGGCGGGTAAGGATGTTGAAAAGTGGGAAATTGATGTTATTGACGATAAGTTTACTACCGACCAGTATTTGCCACAGGCAGCGGCCAGCAATGCCGAAATACTTACCTCTTTAGGAATACACCCTGCTATTATGGGGCTTTCGTTAAGCTCCGGGCCTTACGCAAACAGCGGCGGTGGTTCCGATATACGCGAGGCTTTTCTTATTGCCAATGCCCTGGCATGGATAGAACGACAGGAAATTATTGACCCTGTTGAAATGGCCGCCCGTATTAACTTTAAATTAGGCGACGATATTGTTATACGCACCCGTGGTTTACTGCTTACAACGCTTGACACGGGAGCAGGAACTGAAAAAATAATAAGCTGATGTTAGTAACCACTGTAAATAAAATACAAGAGTTTCTCCCAACTTCGGTAAGTATATCGCTCGAAAGGCTGTTGCCTTTTATTGATGTAGCCGAAAATAAATACCTGAAAGAAATTTTAGGGCTCGATTTTTTAACCGAGCTTAACAACTACGCCAACGGTTCTGTTGAAACGGACGCCAAAATGGATGCAGTTTTAAAATATGCCCAGCGGGCAGTTACCTACCTGGCTTTTCACGAAGGTTTTTCTGTGCTAAATGTAAGCATGAAAGATACCGGCTTTTTCCGGGTGGAAGACAACGACAACAAATCGTTGTTTAATTACCAGGAGAAAAATCTGCGCGAGTTTTTTTCCAAAACAGGATATAATACGCTCGAAGATATCCTGGAATATATGGAAAGCAACCTGGACGATTTTACCACGTGGGCAGAATCCGACGCTTACCAGGAGCAGCGCAAACACTTAATTAATACAGCCAAAGATTTTACAGCCATTTACCGGCCGCTAAAAAACAGCCGTTTAGTATTTCTTAACATGCTTTCGGATTTGCAGGCGGCCGAAGATTTTGACATACAGCCCATACTCGGCGACAGCCTTTTTGAGATGCTTAAAGATTTGGTGCTGGATAAAGATATTGACAAACCGGAGTTTGTGGAGTATAAAAAGCTTTTACCCAAAGTACAAAAGCCTTTGGCATACTTTACTATTGTGCGCACAGTAAGCAATTTGGGCGCCAATTTTACGGACAAAGGGTTGTTTTTTGCCACGTACGAAAATACCGACAAAAATCTTAAGCGCGAAACAGGCGACCCAGGCCGCACCATGGCATTGGTAAACAGTGCGCAGGCAGATGCCCGAAGGTATGCCGAAAAATTAACCGGGTATTTAACAGACAACAAAGATAAGCTGCCGGAGTATGCCGAGTTTATTGGCGACGATGACACAACATACGATCCGGCATTTGATAATACAGATAAAAAAATAATACGAATGTAAAATTATCCTGACAGCGAAGCCCGTCGGGACCTAAAAAATAACAATTATGGCAAAAGTTACAGACGCAACATTTTACCACGGGAAAGCTCCTGGTGGAATAAATTCAACAACAAAGGTTGTTGGCGACAATACCTGGGAAGTACAGGAATTGTTAGACTATGACGGCAAAGTTTATTTCCGCCTATATGTTTTGTGGAATGACATTGACACCCGCGAATATTTTACAGCTATTCGCAAAGAGTTTATACAAGACCCTGTTGCTCCTGCAACAACAGTTGTAAACCCATTTTAAATTAAACCGCTATGCGCAACCAGTTTAATCGCAGATTGAAACCTTTAGCGCCGGGGATGTTCTCCGCTCTCCCCAACTCCTGGTACGGCGTTACTATCGACGAAAGTAACTCTTCTCCAGATATGGAAAGAATTGCAAGCGATATGACATTGCACGCCAGCTTGCCGGTTCACGAAAAAATAAAAGCGTGCTTATTACTGCCTAACGGTTCGGTTAATTATTATTTAAGCCCCGACGACTGGACAAAAAAAGCCGATGGCACTGCCAGTAACCTAACCGGTGCCGACGGCAACGTAATGATTGAAATTCCTACCTATTACCGTAGGGTTGAAAATCCTTCTGCCGGAGTTTATAAGCACAAAATCTCTGCTTATCCTTTAGCAGGATATCAAAGAATTAACAAATTTTATGTAGGCGCTTTTAAAGCAGCAGTAAACCGCACCGGTACCACAAAATTATGGAGTGTACAAAATACCGATGCCGAATACCGCGGCGGCAATAACGACGATACGCTGGATGGAACAGATGCAACGCAATTAGGCAAGCCCGCAACAAGCACTTCGTTAATTGATTTTAGAAGTTTTGCACGAAATATAGTAAGCGGCGAATACAACTGGAATGTAATAACATGGAAACACTCGATGTTATTATATGAGTTGTTTTTTATTGAATTTGCAACGCTTAACTCTCAAAAGGCAGTTGTTGCAGAACTTACAGCCGAAGGGTATAAACAAGGTGGTTTGGGTAACGGAACAACAACCGTTGCCAGTGCCGATTGGAGTAACTTTAATAGTTATTATCCGCTTGTTCCTTGTGGTTCATCGAACAATTTAGGAAACAATAGTGGCGAAACGGATTATACAATTAACAATTTTGGCGGTGCAGGAGTTGACGAAGTAGTAAAAGTAAACAGGTACCGAGGTGTTGAAAATCCATTTGGCGACATTTGGGAATGGTGCGATGGTGCTTCTGTTAATCATGGAGCAGAAACATCTGACTTTTACACCTGCGAAACACCTGCTAATTTTGATGACGGAACGGAAAATAATTACACTAAACGAAGCGAACTGCCAACAAGCAACGGTTATTTGCAATATGCTCATCACGATAACTATGGAATTATAACACCTAAAGTAGCTGCCGGTAATAGTGTAACATATTTCTGCGACTATTTTTATACACCAGGCTTAGGCTCTGGCTGGCGTGCCGTTCTTCGCGGTGGTTCTGCGTATCATAGCTCGTATGCGGGGTTCGCTTGCCTGTACTCGTATTTCTCGGCGTCGAATACGTCTGCGATTGTCGGGGCGCGGCTCTGCTATATTCCGTAAATCGAGATCGGGCCGGAAAAAATGTTCTTTAAAATATAGGTTGTATGAGTTAGCGTGCCGTTCTTCGCGGTGGTAATGCGAATATCGGGGCGCAGCTAAGCAAAATTAAAACTCATAGGCCTTGCCACTGGGCAAAAAATAACAATTAAACAGGCGATGTTAGTAATTGTAAAATGAACGCTTTGCTTTGAAATTGCAGATAGAATGAAAAGAGTAAACAACATATTCGAAAAAATAATATCAATCGACAATTTAATGATTGCCGATGAGATGGCGCGTAAGGGCAAAAAAAACACTTACGGCGTAAGGCTGCACGATAAAAATCGCGAATCGAATATTATCCGTTTACATGAGCTTTTAAAATCAGGAAACTACAAAACAAGCCGGTATAAAGTGTTTAAAATATTTAAACCCAAAGAGCGCGAAATATATTGCCTGCCTTATTATCCCGACAGAATTGTTCACTGGGCTGTAATGCTTCAGTTAGAAAGCATATGGATGAATGTTTTTACAGCCGATTCTTACTCTTGTATAAAAAACCGCGGGATACATGGCGCCGCCCGAAAAGTGGTAAAAGCTCTACAAAATAAGCAGGATACGCAATATTGCTTAAAGCTCGATATTAAAAAGTTTTACCCGTCTATTAGCCAGGATATCTTAATGCAAATCATCGAGCGCAAAATAAAGTGTAAAAAAACACTCGCATTATTAAATGATATTGTTTATTCGGTTAAAAGCGGCGTTCCTATTGGTAACTATATTTCGCAATATGCCGCCAATCTTTACTTAACTTATTTCGACCACTGGATAAAAGAAGCTAAAGGCGTTAAACATTATTTTCGCTATTGCGATGACATGGTAATATTTGCTCCAAACAAACCCTATTTACACAGTTTACTAAACGACATACGGCAATATTTAAACGATAATTTGCAGCTCGAAGTAAAAAGCAATTACCAGGTATTTCCTGTAAGTAAACGCGGTGTCGATTTTGTGGGATATAAGTTTTATCACACCCACACCCTTGTGCGCAAAAACATAAAGAAAAATATGATGCGAAAAAGCAGCCGCCTGAGAAAACGCAATGCCGATAATAAAACATATAAAATGCAAATGGCAGCATATACAGGGTGGATAATTCACGATTTTGTAAACAGCAACAACCTTTTAAAAAAGATAAGCGCATGAACAGGTTTTCTGATTTTAATATTGATACCGGGTCCGACATTTTCGACGGGAAAAAAATTAATTTCTCAGACCTTTTTAATATACCGATTATCGTAAAGGCATATAAAATTGAAAAAAGTAAATATACAGGAAAAAACAAAAGCAACAACAGGCTTACATTAGCTATAGTTTATAATAATGAAAACAGGATTGCTTTTACCGGATCCGATAATTTAATGGAGATTATTAAAAAAGTGCCGGAAGATAAATTTCCGTTTGAAACAGTTATTAAGAAAAACGATAAAAAATTTACATTCTCATGAAAGTACAAAGCACAACTCCGTTTCCTGCAGTTCCAGAAAGCTGGAAAAAAGGCCAGCTTATTATTTACTTTAATCAAAGCGAAGAAACAACCGACGAAGGCATTGTTTACGAAGCTGAAATGACCATCTTAAAATCGATGGACGATATGGAAAGAGCATTAACCCGCCATTTCTGCGACCCAGAGTTGGAACAAAAAGTGGCATTTGGCATTCAGGTAAATGGGCAGGATCCTATTAATATAGAAAAAAATTACAATCCAACCGAAGAAACCCGGGCAAAAGTATCGGAAATTGTTAATCAGTTTAAAAACTAATTATACGCTCATATTATGCAAAAAGAAGAAAGAGAATTAATACAAGAAAAATTTAAAGGCGTTTACCTGCACCAGGAAAGTAATTTTAACCTGATAAACGAAAAGCTCGAGCAAATATACAAACAAACATCACTAACAAACAGCAGGGTTAACAAACTCGAAGACAAGATGAGTAAACTAAAACTTATCGAGATTATGTATGATAAGCCACTGCTTTTAATCATCATCATTTTAGGCATCGTTTTCCTTACTTCCATTATTGATTTAACCGATTTGCTAAAATTAATATAAGCCATGAAAAACATCAGTCCCCATATTTCGTACAAAGAAGCCACCAAATCGTGGACAGCCACAAAAAAAGGCATCGAAAATAAACCAAACGCACTGCAATTATTAAACATGCGGCACCTGGCAAACCATATTTTTGAGCCGTTACGCGCTGCGTTGGGTGGGTTACCTATTGGTATTGCTTCGTTTTTTCGGGCTGTTCTGCTAAACAAAATTATTGGTGGATCCGAAACATCGCAACATTGCGAAGGCGAAGCTGTAGACCTGGATGCCGACATATACAACAACGGCATTACCAACCGCATGATATTCAATTTTATTAAAGACAACCTGGATTTCGACCAGTTAATTTGGGAGTTCGGCACCGACGAAGAACCCAACTGGGTGCACGTATCGCTTAAGCGAAACGGCAACAACCGTAAGCAAATACTGGTTGCTTATAAACATAATGGCAGAACAATGTATAAATTATATAATAACGCAGCATAATATGCTTCGACACCCTTCGACAGGCTCAGGGTGACATTGCTCAGGGTGACGAAGCAGGCAAAAACAAAACATCATGAAAATAGGAACTAAATTAGTAGAAGCAGCAAGCACGTTAGTTGATAAAATTGGCGATGCTTTTGATAAGAATTTTACCAATAAAGAAGAAAAGCTGCAGGCAAAAAACGAACTGCTGGCCGAAGCAAACAAGCTGGTTACAAAAGTACTGGATGCGCAAAAAGAAATACTGCTTAGCGAAACAACCGGAAACAAGTTACAACGCAGCTGGCGGCCATTGGTAATGCTTGCCTTTGCTTTTATTGTTGTATATTCGTTTTTTATACAACCGGCTTTTTTCCCCAATGCAGTAAACATAAGCGAAACGCTGCCGGCCGATTTCTGGGGATTGTTGAAAATTGGTTTAGGCGGTTACGTAATTGGACGGTCTGCCGAAAAGGTAAGCCATAAAGTTGCTGATACACTAAAGAAATAATGCTACAACTCCAATACAAAAACAAAACCATTACCGCTAACCATTGGGACGAGCTTTCGGCTGATGAGTTTATTGAGTTGTTCCGCCGTATTAACGCATCGTGGTACGGTCCGGTGGGGCGGTTAGAATTACACAAATGGCTGTATGATAATCAGTGTTCGCCACGATTTTTAATCGACACGCTTGAAGTGCCGGAAAAAATACCGGGATTAACCAAAACATTGTACGGCCCCGAAGATGGTTTCCGCAATATAACCATGGGGCAGTTTCTTTTTGCCGAAACATTTTATTACGCTTTTTTACGCGATAACGACAGCCGCTTTTTACACAAGTTTTTAGCAGCCCTGTTTTTAGAAAAAGGCAAAAAATTTACCGAAAAGGATATAGATACACGCGCTCAACTGTTTGAGAATGTAATATTTGAAACCGCACAAGCCATCCTGTTTAACTACGGCGCTGTGCGAAAAGATATGACACTTAAATTAAAAAACTTGTTTCCGCCACCACGCGAAACAGAAAAAAAAGAGCTGAAAGCACAGGATATACAAATTCCTAAATGGGACGAGTGGATGTGGAAACTGTCCGACGGCAATACCGATGCCGATTTCGACAAAGTAGCCAACTCCCTGGTGCGTAACATCCTTAAAAAAATTGACACACTAATTTACGAAAGCCGCCGAAAAAAATAGCTGCGGGCACAGGGCGTTATCTGTAATAAGATAGCCGGTTAAATTCCGGCACCCGCAGACTATTTTAAACAATTATGCTTCGACATGCTTCGACAAGCTCAGCATGACACGCGCTTTGTCACCCTGAGCATGTCGAAGGGTGTACTGACGAGCTTCGCTGTCAGCACTGTCCTTTTTTACCATCCCCCTACCCATTTCTTTTGTAATAAAACCCAATACCATGGATGTAGATTACAAACAGATAGAAGATTATTTCGCCGGGCTGGCGAAAAATCATGTGTACATTAATCATTCCGATACCGAAAAACATTTTTACCGTATTGATGTGGAAGAGTATCTTACCAAAATCGATTCGGTAAAATACCCTTTTCTTTCATTAGAGCGTGCTGAGTTTAATTTGTCGGCGCAGAATAACGACAATATCTCTAAAAACCGCACCATATCGTTTATGGTAGTGAACAAATTTCCTAACGGCGATTATAATCGTGTAAACGAAATTTATACCGAAACCGAGCAGGTAGCCGAAGATGTCATTAACCGCATTATCAGTGATGTAGAAAATCTGGAACATAAAGCGCTGTTGCGCGATTTGCAACCAGGAACAATAGCCCTGCAGCACCTGCCTATACATCCGGTAGAGCTATACTGCGGCGTAAGGGTAACACTAACCCTTCAAAGCCGCTACGAGAAACAAGTGGATAACACCAAATGGAAAGATTTAAATTAAAATAATATGGCAACAACAATCGATTCGGCACCCAAAACAATAGATTTCTGCTTTAATAAACCGGCATTTAAAGTAACCAGCACTCATGTAGATACCGTAAAAATAAAAATTCGCATATTTGTTGAAGATGTTTACGGATCCGGAGATTACGAAGGTCTTCCATATATGTATCTGGATGTTGATGCCAACGGATCTGTAATATTACATGTTGGCGAGATTTTAAAAAATTATTTCGATACAATCAAAACAGATATTTTTGGATTAGCAGGAGCCGTTCAAGATACATCTATATTAAAACGCTACGGTGTTGAATTTTGGGGGATAGATAATAATAACGACGGCATTACCGACGAACATATAACTTCAGACACTCTGTATATGTTATACGGGCGACTATCATACCAGGAATGGCCAGACCACGATTTTGTGGGCGACCTGGCAACCAACCTTAATTTTTTAAATAATATAGGAGAAAATATTCGGACATGGAAAAGCGCTAAACATTATTTATATTTTATGAATCATGTAAGCGGAACCAATAATATTAATATAAAAGTAACAGCTTATTTTACCGATAAAACAAGCGAATCGTTCTTATTAACTCTATACGCATATGCAAATGCCGAACAATATGATGTATTAATAATCGCTGCCGGATACGACCAACTTAATATTGGGGGATTAGACCCTGCCAAGACCGTTTATAAATATGAAATTACCCTTCAATTAGATGATAATACATTAATCAGCCGCACGATTACCTTTCATTTAATTGAAAAACCCTGGTGGGGTAAGCAGTTTGTGTTCCGAAACAACTTTGGCGCACTCGAAACCATTATTGCCGAAGGCAAAGAAGAAAGCGAGGTAACGGCCGAAATAGAAACCAGCAAAAAACGCACGCAGTACGATTATGCAAGCCGCGATTTTGAATATGTACAACGCATAAAATCGCGCAAGAAAGAATTTAAGTGTAGCCTGGGGCCGTTTACACAAACCGAAGCCGAACACCTGGAAGAGATGCTTAACGATAAACTCTTTAAAATTGGCGATACCGATTTTATCCCTTGTATTATTTTAAACAAATCGATAAAGCCATACTCCGAAAACGAAGATTTACAAGTAATAGAACTACACTACCAATACGCTTTTGATATATGATAGAATTAATAGTTAACGATACGGCTCTGGAATTAAATCCAGATACTAAAATAAGGGTGGAGTGGAATTCGGCAATATTTGCCAAAGAAGTGATCGATGGCGATATTGTTTATTGGTTCGATGTCCCTTTTTGCCCAACAAATATAAAAGAGCTTAACCACGCAAACTTTCCGGCAATTAGCGGCAAAGCCCGAACAATCGATTCTACTTTAATCTTGCTAAGGTGTATTATTTTAAAGGGCAAACTTATTGTAAGCACCTATAAAGATAAATTCAAATGCGCTTTTACAACCAATAACCTGCAGAATTATAAAGATAAAAAACTAAACGAATTAACCTTTGACAGAGATATTTCTTTGGGAATCACAACGCAGGATGTTATAAACCATGCAAATGGCAAGGTGTATGCTTCTTATCCTACGAGCAAATATGTTTTCCCGATGATAAAAAACATAGATCTTTACGGCAACGAAAATCCTGCCTATCTAAATTATATGAATAATTATGATTTTGAAAACGACACCTACTTACAAAACTATCTTGATACGCCCAATGCAGACGAAGAAGCACCCGATGGCATTATTAATAAATACCCGCTGGTGCCGCAGTTTTTTTTACAATATATACTCGATACATTTTTTAGCGAAATTGGATATAATCATTTTGGCGAGTTTATTACCGAAACAAAATACCAACAGCTGTTATTGTTTAATGCTTTTTGCTTAGACGATAATGTTGATGAATACTGGTTAAAGGCAGTAAATGGATCTCGAGATCCTTACACGCCCACGTTAATAAACTGGAGTGGTGGCGATTTCACCTGGGGAACACAACAAAGCTATAATTCTCCGCTACCTAATGGCTTTAGGATTCAGCACGTAGGTTGGCACCAGATAAAACTAAAAGTATGGCTCCAAAAAGCCGATCCGGTTACCGATCTTTATGTTCGTATACATCTGGAAGCATACGAAGGTTGGTATAATGATGTTGAAATTTCTGCAGCCGAAGCGCTTAATAGCGAAATTATTGAAAACATACACACTTTTTACGCTGAGCCCGCATTTGTTGGCAAAGATGTTTGGTGTTCCTGTTCCTCCGATTGGACCATTGTTAATGCCGAACTGGACGTGGTTAACCTTTCGCAAACCAATTTAAACCGATATGCTAAATCCCTTTCTATAGCAAACCACATACCGCCTGTAGAAATAAACACATTTTTAAACAACCTGCGCAAAATGTGGCAAATGGCTATTATTTTCGACACATACAGTGGGCAGGCGCAATTCCTTTTTTTAAAAGACCTTTTTAGCTGCGATACTGTTGATTTTACAAATAAATTAAAAAACGGCGACGAGCTTATTAGCATTGATAAGAAAACCATTCAGGTTGATTTTAATTGGGATAAAGATGATAACTTTTTAGATACATCAATTTATAATGACCGGGGATCTTACGATAAATACAAAAACCTGCCAGCATCGAGAGATATTGCGGACATAGCAAAAATGAATCCGGCAAATGCCATTTATAAGGTTTTTTATATCGACTTTCAAAATATATGGAAACGCTTTTCGGATATCGACCAGAGAAACACTTATGGCGATGCCGACGAAGTTGAAAATATTGAATTAGGCATGCATCCTGTTTTTATGACAGGTTACATTTTTTCAAGCACCCGTACCGAGTCGCAGTTTCTTTTTGCAATACCGTTAGTAAATAAAAAGGGTAAATCTAAGATGTTTAACTCCGAAAACGACGAAGACCCTGTGCTTAAATTAATGAACTGGATTGGATCTTCGGCATTCGAAAAAAATGATGAAAACGACGATTATTATCCTTTTGCAACATCGCACAATGTTGATTCAAAAGGCGACAGTGCAGGCGACTTCTCGTTGTTTTTAAAAGGAACCGGCAGTATCGGAAAAGACTATCACGAACCCTGGTTTAATTTTTTAAAAAATACTGAGACTTATAATTTTAAATCGGGAGCAAACTTTGGTGTGAGAACACTGTTAAAATTATTAGAGCTGATAAAACCACAAAAAGGGGTTGCTACCGAAAACCAAAAACGATGGATGTTTATAGAAAATATCAAATACCTGCCCAAACAAGTTACCGCCGAAATTACCATGCAGGGTTTAGAATCGGTAGAAATTAAAGCCATAAAACAAGCACACTAATGCAACCATACAAGCCAACACGATATAACCAGCAGCTTATACAGTGGAAATCGACCACCACCAATATGCTAAAAGGGCAAATTGCCGGGATGAGCAGCAAAGGAAAAGGCGAACTGTTAAGCCAGCTAAAAGGATATGTAAACTTTAACCAGGCAGGCGATGCCTGGCAGGCAATATGGAAATTCCCGCGCCACGGTATATTCTGGTTTAAAGGCGTTGGGAAAGGATATACTATTGTCGACGGGCGTGTGGTACGTGCTGTAATGCGTGGAAGCACTCTTTATTTTATCGATAAAGCTTTTGTGCGGCAACCACACGACTGGATGAATGCCGTATTCCATCAGCAGGTGCCAAAGCTTGCCGATATTATGGGCGAATACTGGGCCGACCGGTTAGTGGCACAAGGAATACCAAAATAAGGAATATAAACACCAAACACAATATACCATGGCTACGAAAAAAGAAATACGCAATGTAAACATTATTGTTAACGGCAAAGAAGTGCGCAATAATATTAAAACCATTGCGGGCGAATATAAAAAAGCAAAAAACGAACTGGCAAAGCTTACCATCGGGAGCGACGAATATAATAAAAAACTAAAAGAAGTAAAAAAACTGAAAGGCGTTTTAAACGATCATAATAAACAGCTTGGGTTTATGCAGAAATCGTGGCAACGAGTTACCGGAGCTATTAGGCTTGCTTTAGGTGCTTTTGTAGGCGCGAAGGTTTTTTCTGTATTAAAAAACGCACTCAGAACCATGAGCACTTTTGAAAAAGAAATGGACAAAGTAAAGGCGGTTACCGGCGCTACTAAAGACGAGTTTGATCAATTAAAAAAAAGTGCGCAGAACTTAGGTTCCACCACATCAAAAACATCAACTGAAGTAGCAGGATTGCAACTTGAGTTTGCAAAGCTTGGTTTTTCTACTGACGAAATCCTTGATGCCACCGAAGCAACAATTCAATTATCTATTGCTGCAGGGTCAGATCTTGCACAATCGGCTAAAGTGGCAGCCAGTACGATAAAAGGATTTGGATTAACTGCTGACGAAACTCAGCGCATAGTTGACGTAATGGCTAAATCATTTTCGAGCTCTGCCCTCGACCTTGAAAAATTCGAAACTGCAATGGCCGCTGTTGCTCCTGTGGCTAATGCTAGTGGCAAAAGCGTTGAATTTACCACAGCACAATTATCAGTACTTACCGATGCCGGCATTGATGCATCAACCGCAGGAACATCGCTGCGTAATATGTTTTTAGAATTAAACAAGCAAGGGTTAACCTGGGAAGAAGGATTAGAAGCCATCAACAATTCTACCAATAAAAATGTTACCGCACTTGATTTATTTGGTAAACGCGGAGCTACTGCCGCGTTAGTTTTAGCCGACAACACAGAAAAAGCCGAAAAACTCGAAGAATCATACAATAATGCCAACGGTTCGGCAAAAGAAATGGCCGAAACCATGGAAGATAACCTTATTGGCGATACCAATAAACTTTCGAGCGCTTGGGAAGGGTTTGTGTTAAGCCTAAACAGCGGCGAGGGAGTTATAACAAATGTTTTTCGTGGTTTAGTGCAATGGCTTACTAATGTAGTTAACCGGTTACAAATGGTTAATAAATCATTAAAACAGATAAAAAAAGAAGCTAAGGAAAGGGCAAGAGACGAAAATTTACAATTTAATATAGACGAAGATAAAAAAGAAGTCGAAGCATTAGCTAAAAAATTAACCGACGTTTATAAAGATGAATCAAAAGCGTGGGAAAGAGCGATTGACTTGGTTTCAGAATCGTTAGGAAAATTAAAAGGAAAAAATGAAGATTTTAACGAAACAATAGACGAAAGAATAAAGGCGCTACAAGAATTAAAAGACACAAACGAAGAAATCACCAATGATGAATTAGATACACTTATTTTTTTAACAGATGAAGAAAAGGAACAAAAAGAAAAAGAAAAGAAACAAAGAGAAAAAGCAAAAGAAGAAGCCATAAAAACAGAGCAAAAGCTTGCCGATACGATTGCCAAAATACGGCAACAACTGCATCTCGATACATTAACCGAACAAGCCAAAGAAATACAGCAAGTAAAATACAAGTACGACAAGCTTATTGAAGAAGCAGAAGGTTACGATGACAAAATTGCCGAATTATATAGATTGCGCGGACAGGAAGTTTTAACTATTAACGCGAACTATGCCGAAAAAGAAAAAGAAAAGAGAACAGAAGTAGAGCAGAAAATCGAAAAGATGCTGCTTAGTGGAAAGGAAAAAGAAAAGCAGTTAATCAAAGAAAAATATGAAGAACTTTTAGAGTTAGCAAAAAAATACAACTTTAAAAGCGCCGAGCTTTTCGACAAAATGAACGAAGAGCTGGCAAAAATTGATGAAGACTATGCAACCGAAGGCGGCTCAAATAACCTGCTTGCAAAAGCTTTAGGATTAGATGACGAAGGCTGGGAAAAACTCGAAGAGCGATTTGGCGAAATTGTATTGTATGCACGCCAAGCAATGAACGCATGGGATGCTTACAACCAACTAAAAAGAAACCAGGACGAAGCCGAAATGCAACGGTTCGAGAAAAATATGGATGCCAAAAAAACGCGGTTGGAAAAACAACTCGAGCGAGGCATTATTTCGCAGGAAGAGTATGCACAAAAATCGGAACAGATAGACCAACAGCTCGACCGCGAAAAGGCAAAACTTATGAAAGAGCAAAGCGAGCGCGAAAAAGATGCTGCTTACTTTAATGCCATAGTTTCTACTGCAGCCGCTATTATTGGATTTATGGAAGACCCGGGCGGGTGGCCGGGCGTTGCGCTTTCGGCTTTGGCTGCGGTTACCGGCGCCTTGCAAATTGCCGCCATTAGTGCAGAGACTGTACCTACATACGAGCAGGGCGGCCGCATAAAAAAAGAAGGCTTAATTTATGCCGGCGAAGGCGATAAAGAAGAAGGAATTTTAAGCAACCGGATGCTTACCGACCCCAATTACGGACCCATGGCAAATTATTTGTTAGATGTACAGGACGGCAAACGGCCGGTTATGCCAACCACCGCCACCGAGATGCCCGATGCCGGAGCCGTATCAACAGCCATGGATTATAACAACTTTAAGCGCACCGGCGGCCAGTTTTCGCAACCCGTGGTTAATAATACCTATGTAACAAATACAAGTGCCGAAGATAGTAATACCATGCGCGAGCTACTCGACGAACAACGCCGGATGAATCAGTTTTTAAGCGACCCAAAAAACCGACAGGCCTATATAAACTACGACAAACAAAAAGAAAGCGACGAAGAAATGGAATTATTGAACCGTTACAATAAATTTTAGTGCTTCGACAGGCTCGGCATGAAAAATTTTTAGTATCTTTAAAATAAAAAAGATATGAAAAAATTAATTGTAATTTTATTTTTAATTAGTGTTTTTACACAATTACAGGCAAACCCGTTAAAATTTGAAGAAGTTGTTTCTATTCCCGACGTTTCGGCAAAAGAAATTTATGATTTAGCACAAATGTGGTTTGCAGAAACTTTTGTAAGTGCAGAAAATGTTTTACAGTTACAAGATAACGAATCAAAAATGCTTATTGGCCGTGGAGTTTTTCAATATAAAAAAGCAGGAATGATGACAACAACAAGCGTAAATGGTTATATTAGCTTTTTAATTAAAATTTTTGTGAAAGAGGGCCGTTATAAATATGTTATAACAGACTTTATCCATTCAGGAACTAATACAAATTATTATAAAGCGGCTGATTTTGGGTTAATTACTACGGAAAATAAATGCCCGGTAAATGTATCCGGAAATCCCAAAGGCGTTTGCCAAAAAAATTGGGATAAGATGAAAAAAGAATGTGAAATTAACGCCCAACTGTTAATCAAATCATTAAAAAAAGGGATATCAAAAGCCAACTTACAAGACAATTGGTAAGCCTTACACAACCTTACAATAAAAAGTCCTGCAATTTTTGCAGGGCTTTTTTTTGCTTTGTATTAAAAATTATCCTTATATTTGTAGTCGCAGAAATAAATAAACGATTATTCTTATGACTGAGAACAATCAAAAGTTTCAAATCAATTACATGCTTCAAACGTGGTGTTTGGGAGTAAGTAATAAAATTTATAGGCCGGCAGGTCGGTTGGGTAACCCCGCGAACCGGAGACTTCATTTCTTGACTCAGTCAAGTTTGTTTGTTTGTTTCTGCAGCTGCCGGCTCTTTTATTCACTTTTTAAAAATGTTTTGTTATGCAGAAACAAACAGTAAAAGAAGAAGTGCAGGTAACGCCTGCGCAGGAGAAACTTTTAGAGTTTTTCGAATCTAAAGAAATCCCCGATTTAATTCAATGCTTAAAGCGTGTTTTCGAAACTGCCTGTTTTTTTTCACAAAAAGAACAGCAGAATTACGATATCACAGCGCTTTACTTTCAGTACGAGCTTATAGAAATGCTGTACGAAATGAAAGATATGCTTGAAGATGAAGACCAAATCTAAGGGATAACCAATCGACCGGCCATGTATGGCAAAACGAAAATACCAAACACAACCACGCTTTATTATAAATCAAAATCAAATTATTATGAAAACAACAAAAACAATTGCAAGAGTAAACAAAACATCAATCCTTATGATTGAAAACGGCGACAGATTAGTGCCTATTAAGCCAATTTGCGAAGCTTTGGGAGTAGATTTAGAAAGCCAGAGAAAGAAAATCCAAAATGATGAAATTTTAAGTTCAGTTACGGTGCTGAGCACCGCAACTGGAAACGATAAAAAACAGTATGAAATGACCTCTTTGCCATTAAAATTTATCTTTGGTTGGTTATTTGGAATTAACCCCAAAAATGTAAGTCCCGAGGCAAGAGAAACAGTTATTAAGTACAAACTGGAATGTTACGATGCATTGTACCGGCACTTTACCGACCATACCAACTTTTTAGAGCAAAAGCAAAAGTTAGTTGTAGAAGCAGAAGAGCATTTAAAGGAAATTAAAAAGAACTTTAACACAGCCAAAAACCTGCTTAAAGATGCCGAAAAACAATTTGGCGATGCCATTAACTACCCATTCGAAGAGTGGCTGGCTAATAACCGCCAGTTAAAAATTGAGTTTGTAGAGCCGGACCCACAACCGGAAAGCTAAATTATTAAACCCTGACCGTCAGCGTCAGGGTTTTTTATTATATTTCAAACCCATTAAAAACATCCATCTCGTCTTTAATATCTTCGGTAAGGATATGTGCATAAGTCATGGTCTCGCTTATATTTGTATGCCCCAGCAGCTTTTGCAGCGCAGCCAGATTTTTTGTTTTGCTTAAAAACAGCGTAGCAAAAGTATGTCGTGCACTATGCGTAGTTACCTTTTTATAAATGCTTACACTATCGGTAATTTTTTTTAGCAGTCGGTTGGTAACCTGGTCGCAGTAACAACTAAAAATAACCCCATGCGAGCGCAGCGGGTTGGCATCTTTAATTAAACGCAATGCCGGTTTAGTTAGCGGCACACACCAATGTACACGTGGATATTTTAAATACTGTTATATAACATGTTTGTTTTGTTTATAATCGTTCTTAAATTTAATGTTCATTGGCTTACTATATGCAATCTTTAACCGGCCATTGCTTTTTGTTTATCATCACCACCTTTTAGTCTTTTATTTTCTTCGGTTAAATATTCAACTTTCTCTTCAAGCAACTGAATTAAGCGGTCTTTGTAATCTTCATTGTAATTTTTTCTCATATCGTTATCCGTGTTTGTGTTAGTTAACATATCTCCTTCACCGGTTAACAACCATCGAGCGTTTATTTGTGGAAATTTGTCAAGTATTTTAGCGATTAAATCAGAACCAGGAACATGTCGATTATTCTCAATATTGTTTACAGACTGCCTTGATATATTCATTACATCTGCAAACTCTTGCTGAGTTAATTTTAATATTTTTCTTGTTTTTGAAACCCTAGTATTTATCGACATTATAAAAAAATATTTAAAAATATCGCCAAAATATTTGCTTTTTTTGAAAAGTTTACTTTACTTTGTTTTCATAAACCCTTTACAAATATATTATAATAATATTACTTAATCAATACTTAAAACTAATGAGAGGCAAAATCACCAAACACCACTTAAAAAGCATAAGAGAAAAACTTCCGCACCGATATGTGGAAGAATTAACCGAAAGGGTTAACGAAAAACTACAAGAAAAAGGCGAAAAGCCTGTTAGCATAGCGCTTGTGCAGGCCGTTATTATGGGGCACAAAAACGACTATCATGACATTATTACTACAGCCATTGAATGGGCCGAAGATATTGAGCAAAAATTTCAAAAAATGTTAGAACAAACGGAGAAAATTTCAAAATCTGCTTAGTTATGGAAAAAAAAGTAAAGAATTTTTTAAAATTTAATGGTAAGAACCTTCTATTTGTTTCTATTGATGGAACTTTTTGGGTTGCTATTAAACCAATCTGTGATGCTCTAGGACTTAACACAAATCGAATTTACAAAAACCTAAAATCCGATTTAATTCTAAAAGACGTAGTGGCTAATCAGCCCATGCGTGACACCAAAAACAGGCTTCAGAACATGGTCGCACTTCCGGAAAAGTATGTTTATGGGTGGCTATTCAGCGTAAACTCTGGCTCAGACGCGTTGCAACAATACAAGAAAAAGTGTTACGATTTATTGTACGAACACTTTCAAGGTGCTGTTACAAAGCGAACTAACGAGCTTTCGGAAAAAACCTGGGCACAACGCCAGGCAGAAACTATTCGCGAGCGGCTAAAATTAGAAAACGAAGATTACAAAAAACTATGCGAACTGGAAGGTAAAATTTTGCAACACGGCAAAAACCTTAAGGTAATAGACCAACAACTGGTCGACAGCCAGCTAAGCTTATTTAATTAACCGTCCCCACACCAAACACCATGGAACAAAAAACAATTTATCTATGTTTGCCCATTACAGGGCATGAAAAATCAAGCCGCGAGCTAGCTAAAAAAGCACAACAATACTACGAAAACCGTGGCTTTATTGTTAATAACCCGCACCAAATTTACGACGAGCTTACCAAGGCCCTTGAACGTATTCCTACATTGGCCGAAATACAGGCGGCCGATTTAGATTACCTGGCCCAATCGGATGCAATGATTTTATTCCCCAATTGGGAATTATCACAGGGTTGCAACATCGAAATTGCTTTTGCCAACGCCTACGGAATAGAGATATACCTCCCTGGCGAACAAGGCAAACGCTGTAAATTCAACTCCGCAATAAAAAACAAACTTACAGCTGTGGTTACCGACCGGTGGATTTTACGATCGGTAAAAGACCAGGAACCGATTGTTGGACTTAACTAAAAATCAAACCATCATGGAAAATAAAATTGATAAAATAATCATCGTTGCCGTGTTTGTCTTACTAATTATTATGACTGTTGCAGGATTGGCCATTAACTACCATCGTGTAAAGCTGGAAGAAGCCACCGAAATGGCTTACGATTTTGCAGCACAGCAATACAAAAACGCACTGCCTTATGATACCACATACAAGTACGACCAGTACGGCAATAAAAAAGAAAAAGAAAGCGCTGATCGCTTTGTATTGCCAGAAAATGATAGAACAAAAAGCGTGTCGTTTAAAACCACGCAGGATAAGAAAGTACAACCGCTTAGAAAAAGAGATTTCGGCCATTGAGCGAGAAATAAACGAACTAAAAGCGTAACTCCATGACCAAACACAATCCATACCAATTACACCAAACAATAATTAAGTTTATTAAAAAAGCCATTAAGGTGCGGAAACAAATATTACGGCAAGAAAAAAGCCTGAAAAATAAAATGCTTATGCATCATGAAATTGCCTTTTTAGAAAAACACTTACAGGCAAACAATTACAACAGCCCTCGTAAAATGGCAGGATTCTTTCTGCGGCACTCCGATAAAATAGAAAGTATTTTGCCGGGGCAGGGCAGTAAATCGCATCTGTATTTTTACGAAAAATTTTACGAGTTGCGGCGCAAAGCTCTTGTGTATTCTGAAAATAAAATGGTGGGTGTATGAGTAGCGACGGCAAAACAACCGAACGCCGGGTGCTTGAATGGGGATGCCGCAAAATGATTGAGGCTAAAGATACTGAACAGGCACGCAAAGTGTGGGATTCTTTTCCATGCTTGCAAAAAGACTGGCGGTTTGTTGCACTGAAAAACAGAAAGAAAAACGAATTTTTAAAATAATCTATATACCTATGTCCTTAAATATCATTACCGAAAAAATACACGACCTTAATATTGTTGATGTCATACAGAGTTACGGGATTTCGCTAAAACAAAAAGGCGTTAATTATACAGCTTGCTGCCCGTTTCATAACGAAAAAACACCATCGTTTATGGTTAACCCAAACAAAGGGTATTTCCGTTGTTTTGGTTGCGATAAAAGTGGCGATGCCATTGCGTTTGTTATGGAGCAGGAAAAACTTTCATTTTGGGAAGCGGTTACTGATATCGCCAAGCGCTTTAACCTGCCGTTACCGCAAAAAACAACCCCTAAGCAGCAGCAGGAATTTGAAGCCAAGCAAAAGAAAGTTGAAGCATATCGCATTATTAACGAGTTTGCTAAAGACCATTTTATTGATAACCTGAAAACCCACCAGCCGGAGTATATAAAAAATCGCATATCGGGGCAAATGGCTAAAAAATTTGAAGTGGGATATGCCGTTAACGACTGGGACAACCTGCGCAAAACAGCACAAACAAAAAAATACAACGAAAGTCTGCTCATTGACCTGGGATTATTGGGCAACAAAAACGGCAAGGTGTACGACCGCTTTCGCGGACGTATGATGTTTCCTGTGTACAATTTTAGCGGTAAGCTGGTTGGGTTTTCGGGGCGTGACATTACCGGTAATGCCGATGCGAAATACATCAACTCGCCGGAATCGGAAATTTTTAGCAAAGGGAAAGAGCTTTTCGGGCTGTTCCAGGCAAAAAAAGCCATAACAAAAGCCGGATGTGCTTACCTGGTTGAAGGTAATAACGATGTTACCACTATGCACGGCATAGATATTGAAAACACCGTAGCTCCGCTGGGCACTGCTTTTACTCCCGACCAGGCTAAGCTGCTAAAACGCTTTACCGATACCGTGGTTATTATTACGGATGGCGACCCTGCAGGGAAAAAGGCTGCCGAAAAGATTGGCTTTTTATTAATTACCGGCGGACTAAATGCATATGTTATTGAAATGCCAAAAGGGGAAGACCCGGATAGCTTTTTTACATCAAAAAAACTGTTTAAGGAATACGAAAAAGATGTAAAAACAAGTTATATCGAATGGTTTGCCGCAAAAATTATAGAACAAAACCCCGACGACCCGGAATTAAAAGCCCAGGCAGTGGAAAAAACATGCAACATCCTGCTTTATATGAGCGATGTAAAAGCAAACGCATACATCGATAAACTGTCTAAAGTAATAAAACCAAAAAAGCAATGGGAACAGCAACTGGCCTTGATGCGTGCCGACAATACCGAAAAGGCAGAAACCAACAAACTGCCCGATAATGTGGATGCCGAGTCGGTTGAAAAGTACGGTTTTTACGAGTACAAGAAAAAATACTACTTCCGCACCCGCGAAGGCGGTTATTACCCCATTTCCAACTTTGTGCTAAAACCTTTATTCCACATCAAACTGGTAAACGACAGCAGCCGTTTGTTCGAAATGATAAATGTTTTTAACGATAAGGAGATTATCGAAATCGATATCCAGTCGATGGTAAGCATACAAGGGTTTCGTAAGGTGGTTGAAAGCCGCGGGAATTATCTTTTCGAAGGCAACGACACACATTTTATGAAACTAAAGCGTAAGCTGTACGACCAGACCAAAACATGCGAGCTGGTGGAACACCTGGGATGGCAAAAAGAAGGTTTCTTTGCATTTAGCAATGGCATATTTAACGGCAAATGGACCGACACGGATAATAACGGAATCGTGGAAAACAAAAACAAGTATTATTTTATTCCTGCCCTTTCGGAGATTTACAAAAGCGACAAAACACTGTTTCTCCCAGAGCGCCGGTTTAAACTAATTAAACGCGATATCACACTAAAAGACTGGTCGGCGCTTTTTATTAAAGTGTTTGGCGATAGCGGGCGCATTGCTATATGCTTTTACCTGGCAACATTGTTCAAAGACTTTATTTCGGCACAGTTTAAATTTTTTCCTATCCTGAATGCATTTGGCCCCCCAGGCACCGGAAAATCACAAATGGCCTGGTCGCTTATGTACCTGTTTGGCGAAGCGCAAAACCCTTATAATTTGCATAATGGCACTAAAGTTGGATTAGCAGAGCATTTATCGGAGTTTTCCAATGCATTTGCTTGGATTGACGAGTATAAAAATGCGGTGGATTACGATAAAATAGAGATGCTTAAATCGGCCTACGATTTAATTGGACGTAAAAAAGGGGGCATTGAAAAAGGAAGAAAAACACAAGTGTCAACCGTAAATGCAGGCATCATAATTACCGGTCAGGAAATGCCCACCGCCGATGTGGCATTGCTAAAACGGGTAATACTGCTGCAATTTTTTAAAAGCGAATTTTCACAAAAAGAGCAACAAAATTACGACCTGCTTAAAGACATTGAAAAAGACGGGTTGTCACATTTTTCTTTAGAGATGCTGAAATACCGCGAAGATTTTGAAAAAACATACTTTAAAGTGTACGATAAGGTAAGCAGCGATTTGCGCAAAGAGCTAACCGGCGTTGAAATGGAAGACCGCATTTTCAGGAATGTAACCATCCTGGTGGCAGCGTTTAAATATTTCGAAGATAAGATTGATGTAAACATGAGCTACCCGGAGTTGCTAAAAATAGCCCGGCAAAATATAATAGACCAAAGCTCGTTTATTGTCAACTCTGCCGAAAAGCGCAACTTTTGGGATACCATTGAGTCGGCCGTTGAAAACAGGATGCTTGCCGACGGGCAGGATTATAAAATTGACACCGTTTACCAAATCAATATCGAAGGTAAAGAGACGAAATTTGAAACACCAATAAAAATTATTTACCTTAAATTCTCGCGTATCTACGAAGTATATGCCGAAACGATGCGCCGCACCGGTCAGCATCCACTGCCAAAGTCGACCCTTATATTTTACCTAAAAACAAGTAACGAGTTTATTGGCATGAAAAAAGGCGTACGTTTCGAAGATCATGTAACCAACGGCTACATTTTTAACTATGAAAAACTGGATTTACACTTAGAGCGGTTGTCGCAATTTGATACGGCAATAACTGATGGCGATGGAAATAAGGAAGAACCGCCGTTTTAAATTATTGAGCTTAACGGCTGGGGGTTGGGCTTCGTTGCCGACCTCCACAAACTGAATATTAACCATAAAATTAAAAAGTTATGAGTACCGAGAATGTATCCAATGAGCAGAAAGGCAATGAGCTTAACCCTGTGTTAGCGCACGTTTTTATTTAGAATTACTTTAAATTACGAAATAAATGAAAATAATCGTAAAATAATTGCAAAAATATTTGGATTATACGAAATAACACACTATATTTGTAGTGTACAAATTTAATTAATCATTCACTAATACACTACGACAATGAAAAAGGCAAAGGTTTTCTCAGCAGAAGTTAACGGAACTTTCACTCAAGTAAAAGCTTACAAAAAAGCAAATGCAGTAGCAAGATTCCAGCAACTTGATTCAAATGTAAAGGCATCAAATGTAAAGATGTTAAATGTTCAAAATTCACATCAAGCACCTGTTGAAGAGTTGTACCCAGAAATATGCAAATAACAATGTACTGGTACTTAAACAAGCAAACGGATACTCCCGCAATAGCAGGGAGTATTCCTGTTTTGCAAGAGCTAACAGGGTTCACCTACTCGAAACTTGAATACCATTTTTCGAGGTTGAAGCGTACGAAATACGAGGACGATACTCATCGGATTGAGAAGTTGAGTGTTCAGAGGTCTCTTCGTCAAAATGTGCGCTAACGGTAGGTATATGGTTAGTGCGCCTACCACAAATGATTGAATTAAGCACCGACCTAACTTGGCGCATTAACTATATACAATGTTGTGGTGGCGAAGCGAACGTTTTAATGCACCACAACGGACAGTGGTATGATGTCGAAGCGTGAAATACGCACTGCCATTGATACGAAGCACAAAATAAAAAACAGAAGGGAAGGAATTTTTAAACTTAAATATTTACACTATGAAAAAGAATTATAGAGAAATTGAATTTAGTGCAGGACAAAGTATTGAATCTGCTGTAAAAGAATTGAAGGAACATAAAGACTTAGTTTGTGGCTCTTTTAATGGAAAAATGCTGTACTCCGATATTGATGATATGGATTCAGCATTTAAGAAAATTACTGGCAAAACAAAAGCTGAATTTGATGAAGCTGAACGCAAAAGACGGGAAGAATACGAAGCTGAAAACAAAAGGCACGAAGAAGCAATTCCAGAACTAACCAAAGAATGGATTGCAAAAGGTAAAAACATCCTTGATGAGAAATACCTTGAATTATGGAATAAAATTGTTCCAATAAGACTACGAGATTTATACAAGGGATTTGAATTAGGTGCTTCACTTGATATAATTAAAGAGCTTAATAATGATTGTGAGCTTGACAAAGCCAAAGGAATAATTGAGGAGCAGGGACACAGCGGAATGTCATTTGGATTAGTTTGTTCGATGATAAAAGAATTATGCGATAGAGGTGACGAGTTTGTGAGCTACGCCAGAACCTAAACCAGTTTGAAAAACTGGAAGTGCGGTGGGGTTTTTTATTTCATCGCACACGCAGAAACGTTGATTTGAAATACTGACCAGCTTTGCATTATACCACATGTTATGCTTTTCGTTGCGCCTGACGGAAAGTATTTTAAATGTGGTATAATTTCAGGCGCAATGAAGCATAACGATAACTTGTAAGTTGTCGTGGCGTGAAAGTCGCACTGTCGTTGATTAATAGTACTATCATAGTTTTGTTTTTTGAGGGATGGATTATTTAGATTCTATACAAATAACCACAAATGTGGAAAATAATTTACAAAACATTTGTGCGTTAACCACAAATGTGGTATATTTGACGTATAGAAATTTAAGTAATAACAATTAAAACAAAGAAATCATGACTTACTCAGTAAAAATTACAAACGAAGAGCTTTACAACGAAAAAGTAGTTGACGTAGATTTAGATTTTCATAAAGGTGGAATGAATGGCGATGTAGCTATTGAAGTAGTTGGAGAAGGTGAAAGATGTTTCACAGGCGAACATGGCGCACATGATTATGAAGAAGAGTATGGATTTATAATTGTAGCAGAATAATGAGCGCACAAGATTTAATTAACTGGGGGGAGCTTTCACGGCTCCTTTCCGGTTCTCGAATGAATATACGGAAAAACAGGATTCCGCAAAAATATGAGGCTGAAATAAACAGCCTTGTTAGGCATATAGAAGATTGGCAAACTGAAATCCAAACGGCTGCGATAGCAGACGAAGCGGGCGGGGAAAACAAAACGGCGCAAACCGATGATGTTGATTGATTGCACTAAACAGCCATGCAATTTACAAATTGTTACCATGCCGAAGGGTACGTTTTGCGCTTACGTGCCTTTCGGATTGATTTAAAATATCAAGCGCAAAATGCATGGTAACGGTTGGGTGTATGAGCAGTAGCCGAACACAAAACTTGATTAGAAGTAGAAACTTAAATATTAACAACTGCAATAGTTTAAACGCCTAACAGCTATTGCTTATACACTTTGTTAGGCAACGTTTTTATGAAAATAGCAATGATACCAGTAGATAATAATGGCAATATACTTTGGCTAAAAGAACTAAGGACTGAAAATAGCAGGGCATTTATAAAATACAAAAGCACTTACAACGATATGCCATTTGCCGAAACTGAAATATTTGCAGTTGATGGCGGGAAAAACTTTGTAATTACAGGCGACGACGGAACTATACTATACCGATTTTCGGCAAATTGGTTGGTTGGATTAAATGTTGCCTAACGAACGGCAGTATGTTACGTGCCGAAATACGAGTGATTAACTTTCAAATTTACGATAATGATTGAACGAGAAAATAAGCATCAAGAACAGATACAGCAAGGCATGGAATATACTGCATGTTGTACGCTGGCGGATTGTTCGCACGAACCTACCAACGAAGCACAAAAAATAAAAAATGCGAAGCGTGGGGAAATTAATTTTTATTTATGTGATAATATTGAGTTTATGAAAACTAAACCCGATAAGTATTACGACCTTGCAATAGTTGACCCGCCTTATGGAATTAATGTTGCAAAAATGGCTTATACGCAAGAAGACAATAGACCATGCAAACAAAAAAACGGTAGCACACTTCATGTTAAAAAGAAAAAATATAAACATGGTGATTGGGATAAAGAACCTGCAGGAATTGAATGGCTAACCGAACTCCAAAGAGTAAGTAAGCATCAAATAATTTTTGGCATAAATTATATGGATTTTCAGTTAAAAGGTGGCAGGTTGATATGGAATAAATTAGTACCAGAAGGCGTTTCGTTTTCTGATTGTGAAATTGCTTATTGTTCGATGTTTGAAAGAGTTGAAAATGTGTTTTTTCGCTGGGCTGGAATGATACAAGGTGTTTATTGCGGAAAAGATGTAATGAAAGCAATTATACAACAAGGGAATAAACAACTTAACGAGGAACGGATTCACCCAACGCAAAAACCTGTTATGCTCTATAGATACATTTTACAGAAGTATGCAACCAAAGGCATGAAAATAATAGATACAAATGGAGGCAGCATGAGTTTGGCAATAGCGTGTGATATGGAAGGATTTGAATTAGATATTTGTGAAATTGATAACGAATACTTTGATAATGGACTACAAAGATTTGATATGTACAAACGCCAACTCAAACTGTTTTGAAAAAAACAGAAGCGGGCGGGGCATTTTTTATTTTTCTTTCAAATTGGCAGAAAACTAAAATCGAAGCACTTCACCCGCTTGCGTACAACGGTACGCAAATATGAAACGTGGCAAACGAAAAGCCACAACAAAGATATGAATTTGAAATTAACATAAATATTAATTAGATGCACGACAGCCATGTTTTATGATTTGCTGTTAGGCATCTGTAAAAATTACGGATATGAAACGATACATTATTTTATTTAATAACGGACAAATAGTTCAACAAATTGGATTAAATACAACTTACCTACAATTACATAGTGTAGGAGTAATAAAATTGATAATAGATACCAAAGAAGGAAAGATATTAACTGGTGAAAAATGGGAATGGAATACTATCCCAGAATATCACGACAGTTCATTAGTGGCAGACACTAAGTAATTTTTATTGTGCCTAACGATTGAGTGTAACCGCATGTAGCGGATTAAATAGTAATAACTTATCAAAATAAACGAATATGAACAAAGAGCAGAATACTTCGCAAACCACAGAATCCGCTATTGCGGTTGACACTGTGTTAGCAACTGGGCTTTATTGTATTAAAGTTCAAGCTAATCATGATTGTTGGATTGCCGATTGGAATGGTGACCCTGGAAGAACATTAGTAAAAGAAAACGCAAAAACATTTAAACGTAAATCGGATGCTGAAAAGTTATGCAACGAAATGAAGATAAAATATCCAAATCGAAATGTTTGGGTCGATGTCTTTTAGCCTTGTTGCTAACGGACGAGTGTATGAATAGTAAAATTACGGATATGGAAAAAGTATATGAATTTTGGTATAACGACTGCATTTACGAAAGTGCGGCTGCTTGTATGAGTTTGCACAGAACACGCAAGGGTGCAGAAATGGCAATGGAATTTCACAAAGAGCAGAAACGTAAGGAGTTTGAAGAACTCTACAAAGATGAGGATGATATTGACTGGACTTTTGATAGTATGAGTGCGTGGGGTGTTTCTGAAAGGGAAGTAGTTGAGTAATTTTATTATTTATACACATTGTTATATATCTGGTGGCTTGTGAGGTATAGCGTTTATTGTGATTAACCATATTCCCGACGTCGGCAAAATGGTCGAAACTATAAACAGCAAGCCACTTGTATATAACTACTATATATAAACCAACACAATCAATAAACTAATATACACCATGTTAAACGAAAAAATTATAAAGATTTGCAAACAAAAGCTTATATATTTAAACTATGCCGAGCGCACAGTGGAAATATATTTGCATTACATCCAAAAATTTTTGGAGCAGAACCAACACAAACAGGTAGTGCATCTTTCGGCGAAAGATTTTCAGGACTACCTGGATAACTTTTCTTTCTCGTCGGTTAGTCAACAAAACCAAATTATTAATGCCATACGCTTTTTATACAGGTATGCGCTGAATAAAAAATATGATAAGGTTTCGTTCGACCGCCCAAGGAAAGAAAAACGAATACCTAAAGTAATCGATTATGATGTTATTATTCATGCCATCGAAAAAATAAACAACTTAAAACATAAGTGTATTATATCATTAGCCTACTCGGTAGGGTTGCGCGTGTCGGAAATTGTTAACCTTAAAATTAATGATATTGACAGTCAACGGATGATAATTACAATTTACCAGGCTAAAGGCAGAAAAGACCGCGTAGTGCCTTTATCCGAAAAGGTGCTTACACTTTTAAGGCAATATTATAAAGCCTATAAACCAAAGGTGTACCTTTTTAACGGACAGGATAGTTTGCAATACTCTGCCAAAAGCTGTAATAAGCTGGTGAAAAAATATATCGGCAGCAATTTTCACTTTCACACTTTAAGGCATTCTTGTTTTACACATTTGTTAGAAAAAGGTGTGGATTTACGAATTATACAAAAATTAGCCGGCCACAAATCGAGCAAAACAACCGAAATTTACACGCACGTAAGCAATAACCTGCTTTCTACAATTCCGCTGCCGGTTTAAATAACAAATAAAAAAAATATAACACCCTAAAACAATGAAAATACCGTACAACATATACAACATATACAACAAAGTTAAAAATCAGTTACTTACAGTGTTGTATGGTGTTGTAGTTTGTTGTAGAGTGTTGTATTCTGTTTTTGAAAATACAACACAATATCAACATGTTGTAAAATGGTTAACTGTTTATATATTAGTTTTTTACAAAGAAATGTTGTACGTGTTGTATATGTTGTACGCAAAAAAACGGTTTCAGACCCCTTAATTTTTTTTTTTTATGAAAACACAAACAGTAAAAACACGAGTTAGTATTTATGCGATTCCGGGATTAGGACTTGCAGAACCTGTTCTAAGAGCAAGAAAGACAAATCCTACCGCATTGGAAATTAAAAAAATAGTAGCACACTACTATGATTTGCCTCTTTTTAACCTGGATTTACGAACACGCAAACGACAAATTGCAGAACCGCGACAAATAGCGCACTACTTTTCGCGCAAATATACCCGCGAAAGTTTATCGTCTATTGGTAAAATGATTGGCGGAGTTGACCATGCAACAGTGTTACATTCCGAACGTACTGTTCAAAATTTGATAGACACAGACAAAAGATTTGGCAGTATAATAAAAGATATTTCTCAACTCATCCGCAAATTTATAAACGAAAGAAAATAGCATGATTTTAAACAAAATAATAGTTCGCCGGGTACTTTGCCCGGCATGCAAAGGCACAAAAGTAAAAACCGTAAATGTTTATAGGGGACATACCGAAGGCTGGTATCCGGAAGAAGAACCCTGCCCCGTTTGTAATGGAGAAGGAATAATGGAGCAGATTGTAAAAATTGAATATAAGACAATTTGAAATTTGAAATTTGAAACTTGAAATTTGAAACTTTAACTGTTAATATCTTCCCCGCGTTGTACTTGTTTAAATATTAGGTTTTTGCTATTATTGCTTAACCAAACACACCAGCGCATGCCACACACCAACACCAAACAACCCAACGGGCAGGGTAATATTCTTACATTACCCTGCAAACCCTATGTTAAAAGGTTTTTAATAAACCAGTTTGGCAATCCTGCAGATTTACGAAAAAACAGGTACTTTTTTAATTACCTTAAAATGATACTCGAGCGTAAAATTTGCCATCGCAATAGCCGGTTTCATTTAAAAAAATATGGCAAAATGATTTATGCCGAAGAGCTAAAAATATTAATCGACGACGATACCTTTAACCGCTATGGTTTTGACCTTACCGCCACTTCTGTTGTTGATTTTAACCGGTTGCTCGAAGATTATATTAAAGCACAATCGCGCCTGTTTATATTTACGGCTAACAGCTTTGGGCAAACCTGGGTAAATGCCATTAAAGATTTTCAGGACTTGTTTGGATTTTCGGAAGATGATTTCCCGAGCGACTCTATTAAAAAAGATTTACAGCGGCACAAAGAAATTCTCGAAAATCTTGAAAAAACATTTGGTCAATCTGTCCCCTATTCTGGACAAAGTGTCCCTAAACCCGTTTAAGCCATGAAAAACTTTCCCAAACCACAAAACAGCATGGGCGGAGTTAACCAGTTTTGGTTTATTCCGGTTAACGATATCGCTTCTTTTGGCGATATAATACTGGGCGAGCTGCAGGGATTAGAGTTAAAATCGGGCAAATCGTGGTTAAGTGTGTATGGTGTTTTTTCGAGCAAGCAATTTGCCGAAAATAAAAAAGAAACCAAAGGCGGTATTATTTTCGAGCGCAGTTTTAGCCTTTTTTATCCCGGGTTATCTGTTGATGTACTTTCGCAGCTCGAAGAAATGAAAGGCACCCGGTTTGTAATTGCTTACAAAGACAACAACGGGCTGTATAAAGTTGCCGGAACAGCAGACAACCCGCTAAACTTTACCTACAATATAGGTACCGGCAAAAACGGCGCCGACAACCAGGGCATAAACATGCAGTTTTATGCCGACAGCCTTACCCGCGTTTTTTCTGCAGCCGGTGGCGAAAAGATAAAAGTAATTGTTATATATAATGATTGGTTTTTACCGAGTAAAGATGAATTAAGTATAATGAGAACTAATTTATATTTAGAGGGAGTGGGTAATTTAGGAGGCGGATACCATTGGACATCATCAGAGGTTAATGCTAATCAAGCATATTATATGTTTAGTATGAGTACTGGCGGTTTTGGAACTAGTGGTCAAAAATCTGATGATAGGATGAGAATTAGAGCTTGTCGCACCTTCACAGCAGAGGAAGGAGCTTATAGTTTACGTGATGTTGGTCCTGCTGGTGGATTAATATTTTATATCGATGGTACAACATATTATGAACACTCACCGGATTATCTTAGCTATGGATATTTTTGGAGTAATATTACAAGCTCTTTGGTTGGAACTGGCACCGCTATTGGCACCGGAAAACAAAATACGCTCGATATTATTAACCAGGCAGGCCACACAGACAGCGCCGCAAAACTTTGCAACGATTTAGAAATAGAGGTATTATGAACAACCTAACCCACATACAAGAAGTTTTTGCCGGACTGTATAATATATACATAGTAAAAGCAACCGATATATTATCTTTTGGCGATATTATTGCCGGCGAGCTGCAAAGCATTACCCTTAAATCGGGTGCCGATTATACTAAAATACCTTTTACCCGCGATAATGCAGACGTAAAATCGGCGGTTAAAATTAGTAAAGTAGCTTATTATAATAACCAAATAGAGTTGTTTTTATCGGGCAACGACCTGGAACAAATACAAGATATTACCCAAATGGATGGCAATACCTTTGTATTGCTGTTCGAAGACCGCCAAAACCGCACCTGGGTAGCCGGCACACAACAAAACCCGCTACGATTTACCGATAAATATACCACCGGCGAAACTCCCGCCGATGCAAACGGCCGCAAAATAGTTTTTGAAGCTGCCGGTAAAGCAATCACAGCGGCTGTAATAGCACAAAATAGTTCTGCTGCCGACTGGTTTTTGCCATCAATAGATGAGTTGCAAGCTATGTATGATAATTTGCATGCCGAAGGGGTTGGTGGTTTGGATAATGCTTATTACTATTGGAGTTCTACTGAAAGTACGCCTAACGCATCTCTTGGGGTTTATATGGGAACTGGAGAGGCATATCTAAATTTTAAATATGGAACTTATCATGTCCGCGCTTGCCGTTCATTTACAGCCAATGCGGGCGCATATGCTTTACGCGATGTTGGCCCTGCTGGTGGATTAATATTTTATATTGATGGCACAACGTATTACGAAGCAGCACCATATGACCAAAGCACAAGCAAAGCATGGAGTAATATAACCGAAATGGCTATCGGAGGAACCGGCACAGCTATTGGCACCGGTAAACAAAATACGCTCGATATTATTAACCAGGCAGGCCACACCGACAGCGCCGCAAAACTTTGCAACGATCTTATTACAACACTATAAGATAATAATTCATTTTTTATAAAGGACAGATAAAGTGTATGTTTATCTGTCCTTTTTTACGCCACACACACCTTATAATATTGTTTGCAAATAGATTATAATCTAAAAAGCAAACAATGCCTGAAAAGTTTTATGTAATTAACGCAGCACAAGGCAGCGATACTGCCGAGATTCTTATTTATAAGCCCATAAACTCCGATTGGGATATGTGGTTTACAAGCAAAGAAGACATTACCGCACAAAATTTTGTTTCAGAATTTAAAGCCCTCGAAAATAATTTTAAAAACATACACATCCGCATCAATTCACCCGGCGGATATGTTTTCGATGGTGCCGCTATATTTAATGCCATCTACCAAAGTAAAGCAAACACTAAAACTTTTATCGACGGGTTGGCAGCCAGTATGGCATCTATTATAGCTCTGGCAAGTAACGAGGTGGAGATTGCGCCTAACGGCATGATGATGTTACACTCGCCACTTAGCTGCGCCTGTGGCAATGCCAAGGATTTTAGAGAAACAGCCGATACGCTCGATAAAATTGCCGAGTCGTTAATGACAGCCATTACCGATAAAACCGGGCTGTCCGAAAACGAAGTAAAAGAGCAATGGTTCGATTATGCCGACCACTGGCTTACAGCAAAAGACTGCCTGGAAGCTAAGCTGGTTGACAAAATAGGCGACAAAAAGGGCAAGGTGCCCGAAAATGTTGTCAATATGGCTAAATCGGAGCTGTTTAAATACTATCAAAATCATGTTGAAACACCGGAAACGCACGACGAGCTTACAGAAAAGCTATCGCAATCAATTTTTAACAAGTTCAAATCATTTATCAATATTAATTCAACACAAAAACCAAACGAAAACATGAAGAAATTTGCACTCGCTTTGAAATTGGACGAGAAAGCAGACGAAAAAGCTATTCTCGACGCCATAAAGGCGTTGCAAGACTCAAATGCGAGTCTTACATCCGAACTTGAAACTTCCAAAACTCAGCTCACCGAAGCGCAAAGCGCTTTAGAAACGGAAAAAACAAAAGCCGAAGAGCTCGAAGCCGAAAAGGCTGAACTCAACGCCAAGCTGGCACAAAAACCAGCCAGTGCGCCTGCAGCTATTGAAAAACCTGGAGGGGATAATCAAACGGACGATTATGAAATACCTGACGACGCTGCCGACAAAGAAGTAAGTAACATATTATAAACCAAACGCAAAAAAAATAATACGATATGGCAGACTTAACCACACCCATTGACATTTCCGCTTTTAACGAAGTGGCAAAGCGTTACCAAAAAGAGATTAAAGCTCTTCCTTTGTTAAAGGCCGGCGACGCATTACAGCATTTTACTCCTAAAACAGGCGTAGCCAACTCGATTGTGCTCACCAAAATGAAAAAAGGAGCAATCTCTAAAAAGTACAGCGGTACTTTTACGGCCGATAAAACAATTGGTACGCCCGAACAACGAACATTATCGGTTTACCCATGCGTTGCCGAGATGAGCGACGAACCGGAACGTTACCGACGAACGTTTATCGATTACATCTACGAAGAAGGCGTGCGCGCCGATATAGATGCTGCAAAAAACCACAAGTTTTTAAAATGGTTAGCACAATACGGTGTTAGTGTTGCCAGTGAAGAGTTGTTTTATGCAATTTGGAACGGGAAATATAATGCCGACGGTACCAAGCTGACCGATGCTTTTGATGGATTGGAAACTATTATCGCCGACGAAATTATCGACGGTAATATTTCGGTTGATAACAAAAACCTTTACGATGCCACAGCGGCTTTCACCTCTGCCAACATTGGTGATAAGCTGTTAGAAATGTGGCGATCGGCTCACCGCTCAATGCGCGACAGTGGCGCTACATTATATATGTCTGTTGACATGGGGGATATGTACGACGACTGGTATCGCGAAGAGCATGATAAGCCACCTATGGTCGACCAGGCCGGGCAGCTTTATCTCGAAGGCTCAAATGGTAAATGTAAAATTGTTCGTCTTTCTAATATCGATAACCAGCGAGTTATCCTTACCAAAAAAGAAAATATCCTTTGGGGAACCGACAGCCCTGCCGATATGAAGAACATGAAAGCCTTTAACTCGGGTAACCCTTATGTATTTACAGCAACCATGAAGTATGTATTTGGTTTGCAATTTTATAGCATCAACTGGAAAGAGTTTATCGTTTCCAAACGATACGACGAAACAGGCTCCGGCTCTGCATCATAGTAATAACCAACAGGTTGCAGCTTAACTACGGTTAGGCTGCGGCTTTTCAAAAATCTAAACAGTTATGAAAAATTTTATGATATCATTATGGATGCTTTTCGGCCTTATGCTTGAAAGGTTTATGGTTGGCTTTGGACTTATAAAATGTATTGATTTGTATGATATAGAATTTGCTTCCGGACAGGATAATACGGGCGGAATGACGCAGACGTTTTATTTTGCTTATGCAGAAGATATCCTTACATGGCCTACTTATAAGTCAAAAGCATTGGCAGCCGATCAGGATGAGTTAATGAACTACGAAGGCAACTTTATAATGAAACCAGGTAAAAAATTTTATAAAGGATATTGCTCTCAGGATACCGGAGAAGTTCGTTGGGAAGCGCAGGGTCCGTTTGATGGTAAATCTTTTAAACACATGTTTGAAATATTCCGACCAAGCGCCGACGCTAAAACACTTGGCTTTTTAGATATGGTAAAAAATGCCAATATGGTATTTATAGCCAGGGATCGAGACGGTAATTGGCGTGTTGTGGGTTCCGAATTTATGAGTGCTAAACTCGAAAGCGGATCCGGAACTACGGGAAAAACGGCCGAAGATGCAAAAGGAGATACCATGGTATTTTCTACATCGCTAGAAAGCCCGCCTAAATTTTATCCGGGAACAATTCCTCTAACCGAAGCATCATCTTAACCGCTTAAGTTATGTGGAGAAAATATTTTAAAATAAAAGGGATTAAGCCGGGGGTAGTTCACTATCCCCGGCCTTTTAACCTGGTAGATTTCAGGCGCAACGACCTAAAGCTCGAAATGCTAAAAGAAATGTACGAAGCTAATTTGCCGTACATAGACATTACCGACGCAGGGATTGACTATTTTTATCCCGATCAAAACAAGGAAGTCATTGCGAGCGATCCCGATAACAATCGGGAGAAGCAATCTGATTCTCAATCCTATTTCACAGCCAAAGAGCTGGTTGTAAATATTCAAAACGCCGAAACAGAAGACGAAGCACGCTATTACTACGGATTAGGCAAAAAATATAGTACCGTACAAAAAGCATTTGATAAGAAAATAGAAGAGTTAAACGATACTGAACAATAATACTGTCGTCCTATCCCGATAGCTATCGGGATGACGAAGGGCGACAATCTCTCAACATGAAAAAGACCTTTGTAATATTACACCCATACGCATTAGATAAGAACTTTTTTAACGCTATAGATGAAGAAATGGCGCGGCTCGAAAGCCACCAGTGGGGTTGTATAATGGATTTAGACACTATGCCGCTCCGCCACGATTTTGGTTTCCAACTACAAGCATATATCGATAAATACCCCGACACCGGCATGTTTACATCTTACGCCAGCCGGTGCCATTATATGCCGCAAATACGGCGCGGCACCAATACCGAAAATCCTAATATTTTATACCACAAACTACAGGCCGATAAGGCACACAACGAGTTGCATTTACAGGTAAAAGAACTTGAACGCCGCATTGCAGGGCATTTAATGATGATTAAAAAATCAACATGGGACCTTATATGCGCCGAAGTTAAACTGGCAACATCATTAAAAAAAATATTGGGCGTTGATACGCAAATTAGTTATGCCATCCTGCGGCACGGTAAAAAAATCCGCTTAATGCGCGGTGTATATCTTTTTCATTATCTGCGATTTGATAAAGGATACAACTACATAGCGCATTTAAAATGAAAATCCTTATAACTAACCACTGGCTTAAAAAGCTGGGTGGCAGCGAAACGTTTACTTATACCCTTGTCGGCGAGCTGGTAAAACAAGGGCACACGGTAGAGCTATATACCCGCGTTCCGGGCATTGTCGCTAAACGGATATGTAATGATTTTAATATTCTTAGAGTATCATACCCAAAACGGCCCAAATACGATTTAATCCTGGCAAATCATAACACCTGTGTGCACGATGTTTACCCGCACCAGGCACCCATTATTCAAACATGCCATGGTACTACGCCTAAATTAGAGCAGCCGTCGGCTTTCGCCGATAAGCATGTGGCAATTTCGGAAGAAGTAAAACAATACCTTTCCGGGATGGGCATTCAAAGTACCGTTATTTTAAACGGTGTGGATTGTAACCGCTTTCGACCCATCGTGCCGCTCAACAAAACCATTAAAACAGTGCTTTCGTTGTCGCACTCCGACGAGCTAAACAACCTGTTAAAAAGCATCTTTGCCCTTAAGGGAATAAAAGTGATAACGCTCAATAAGTTTAAAAATCCTGTTTGGGCGGTCGAAAATTATATTAACCGTGCCGATATGGTAATTTCATTAGGGCGTGGCGCTTACGAAGCACTGGCCTGCGGCCGCCCTGTTTTAATTTTAGACAAACGCCCGTATCAGCAGAAAATGGGCGATGGCTTATTGACTAAAACCAACGCCGCAAAGGTATTAGAGCACAACTGTTCGGGGCGTGCTTTTAAAAATACCAACATCAACCAAATGATTGATTATGCTATAGCAAACTATAACCCTGCCCTGTCCGACTGGTATCGCATTCTTGCTTTACAGGAGCTTAATATCGAACGGCAGGTGCAAAAATACCTGTCATTATGAAACAAATTGATATCGTTTATCCTTTAGGCTCCGGCAGCGCTTGGAATGATGCCGAAATTCGTTACTCATTGCGTGCCATACAGCAAAATGTTAGCGGCGTGCGCAATATTGTTATTGTTGGGCGGTGTCCCGATTTTATAAATAAAACAAAGGTAATACACATACCGGCCGGCGACCCGTTGGGTGGTATTAATGCCGATGGCAATATTGCATTAAAAGTGCTAAAGGCTTGCAGCGATAACCGTGTTTCAGATGATTTCCTGTTTATTAATGATGACCATATTATAAACTGTAAAATGCACGCTGCCGAAATGCCTTTTTTCCATAAAGGCGATTTTGCAAGCTTCAGCGATGATTTTTGGCACAACGGATTGCACCGCCAGCGGCTAAGGCGCACCTTCGAAATATTAAGGGAGCGCGGGCACACTACCTTTCATTTCGATTTGCATGTGCCGATTTTAATAAATAAGCAGCAGTTTGTAAAAACGGTGCTTGCATTCGATTTTAAAAAGGATATCGGCTATACCATGAAATCGATATATGCCAATCCGGTGGTGCCCGATAGCGAAAAGGTGTTTGTTGGTAATCGCAAAACCAAAATATTTAAACACAAAACACCCGAACAACTGCAGGCAATATTTAAGCAGTCAGATTATATCGCTTACAACGATGGCGGCTTAAACGGCAACCTGAAATTTTATTTAAACAGCCGCTTTCCTGAGTTAAGCCTATACGAGCTGTACGATAAAGAAAAAGAGCCGTCGGTTATTATTCGCGAGTACCTCGAAAAGGCATCGCTGCCACTATCGCCGCAAATGTATAAGCAGGGTATCGAGTTGTTTCGAAAATATGGACGTAACGCCAACCTGTTATCGCTTTTTCAGCGCCGAAACAATAAACACACCCAGGAGAAATTATTGTATAAGCTGGAAATAAAAGCAGGCATATTATAACATGTTCTCCTGAGCAACGTCATCCTGTCCCGATAGTTATCGGGATGTAGAAGGATGTCGAAGCACTGTCCTTTTTTGGCAATTGCCGTTTTTTCACTTTTGAAAATAAATTAAAACATAATTCCAATGAAAGAAAAAATATTAAACTGGCTTGCTAATGGCCAACCATACGAAGAAGGTGTTCAGCTGTTCGCCGAATACGGGCACAATGCAACGTTGTTAAAAAATTTTAGCCGCAAAGCAACCAGGCAACGCAAATCAATGCTTGCGTATAAGCTGGTAAAACTTGCCAAATTACCGGAAAAATACATTACTGCCAGTCCTGCATCTTTGACAAAGGTTCAAAACCAAACCAACCAGTCGGGCAATCCACAGCCACCCAAAAAGCAGCCACCAACGGCAGAAACGCAGTGGAAAGGGAAAATCCCTTATAAGGACCTGCCCAAAGAAATTCGGAATTTAATTAACCTGCGGGTAGACATTGAGCAGGAAATTACCCACCTGGCAGAGTTGCGAAATGCTGTTCCGGAGAAAAATACCGCCGAAAACAATAAAAAGCGCAAAGACCTTAGCGAAGATATTTTGGAGTTGCTGGGCAAAAAAAATGAGATCAATATCCAAATTGATGCGTACGAAAAGGATGGGATATTGTCTTCGGAGCAAAAAAAGAATAAAAACGAAGCCCAGGAGATGCTTAAGCTTACCAAAAAGTACAATAACCTAAAATCACAGCGCTCAAAGTACCGCAATAAGCTGTCGGGCAAAAAAGAGATCCCGGAGGGGCCAAAAAAAGAAGCTGCCCGCGAAAAGCTTAAAGAAATTGACCAGCAAATTGAAGAAATAGAACAAAAACTGCCTAAATGAAACGCTACCTTTCGAAAATAGACGAGAATAAGATTGCCAAAATTAAAAACGAAGGCACGACCCTTGATAAAATTAAGGGTCATCTCGTTTATGGCGAGCACTATGTCCGATTAACCCAACACGAACAGGAGTTGCTCGAACGGTGGAACACCGTTTTTAACCTGCTAAAAATAGGCAAATCAACCAGCGCCATACATGCTTCGCTAAAACGGTTGTACAACGTAGAAGGCCTTGCCACGGTATACCGCGATATTGCCAACGCTAAAAAGCTTTTTGGCAGCATCGATTCGGTAGATAAAAATGCAGAGCGCATTATTGCCATTGAGTGGGCCCGGATGACTTTCCGAATGGCATTAGCCAAAAAAGACATTGACGGCATGAATGCCGCCACACGCAACCTGATTAAAGCAAGTGCAATAGAACACGATGACCCGGAAACCTTTACCGAAGAAGATATGCAGCAGCATGTGTATTATGCTATTATTAAAATGCCAAACGAATCGATACAGCTCGATTTAAGCGGCACAGGACTGGAAAAAATTCCTAAACGCAAAGTGCAGGGCATTATCCAAAGCATGTATAGCGACATTGACGATGTACAAGCGATTGAAATAATGGAAGATGGCAAATAAAAATCTTAGTTTAAATGCAGCACAATATTCGTCGGTACTGCTAAATCCAAAACATGAAATACAAGTATGGGGGCGTGGTACCGGTAAATCAACCATGCAGACCTGGAAAATGAAGCGTATTATTGAAAGTATGCCCCGTTCAAGCTCTGTTATTACCGGTAAAACATACACACAAATTCTTACCCGTACCATTCCTCCGGTAATTGCTTTTTTCGAAAAACTAGGTTATGTCAGGGATAAAGACTTCTTTATTGGCCGAAAGCCACCCAAAGCATGGAAATGGAAAGAGCCATACCAGGCGCCTATGTCATATGACCATTATATCGTGTTTGGCACAAACAAAGGGGCTGTTGGCTTTCATTTAGCCAGTCAGGACCGCTCCGGTTCCGGACGTGGACTAAACACCGATTTTGAGCTAACCGACGAGTCGCTTACCCTCGATATTGAACGATACAACCGAGAGATACACGCTACCAACCGCGGCAACTTACACGACTTTGGGCATTTGCCCTGGCATCATGGTACACACCACTCCACATCTATGCCGTACAGTAAAGATGGTAAGTGGCTGCTCGACGCCGGCGATTACTATATGAATGAAGCAGGCATTGATTATAAGCAGCTATGGAACCGGGTGGTTAAAATGCAGCTCGATTTACTCGAGATGGATAAACCCAAAGAGTTTGCTGCACAATATAACGAGATACAACGCATACGCCGCGAAAGAATGTATCCGCGTATTAGTAAAGATGGCATGCTGTTTACCCTGTCCAACGCTTTCGATAATCTCGAAAATGTGGGGTTATCATACATTAAAGAGCAGTACCGAACCACACCACGCCTTACTTTCCTTATCGAGATTATGAACATGATTATCGATAAGGTAGAAGACTGCTATTACAACATTGATGTAGATAAGCACGTTTACCACGATTCGTATAACTACACGTACATCGATAGCCTGGATTATGACTTTAAGCAGCTGGGCTCTCCCGATAGCCGTTTCGATAAGGATGTGGATAGTAACGAGCCGCTTAAATTGGTACAGGACTGGGGCGCTTCTATTTCGTGGATTATTGCTGCCCAGGATAACACCCTTGTTGATGTTGATAAGAAGCTAACCAAGAATTATCTTAAGGAGTTCTATGCCAAACCACAAACCGGCCATGTAATGATTGACGATGTTATTGACCAGTTCTGTAAATATTATCGCTATCATAATGATAAGACAGTCATTTACTATAAAGATAAGTATGGCGACGAGCGGCAAGCCAATTCAACCAAAACATACAATCAGCAAGCCATCGACAGGCTGAGAGATAATGGCTGGCATGTTATCCTTAAAGAAGAAAGAGCTAAGGAGCCACCACATCACGAAAAGTATTTGTTGTGGTCTAATGTGTTTAAAGAGAATAATGAGAAGTTTCCTGTTGTACGAATTAATGGCAACAACTGTAAATTCCTTATTATAGCCATGCAAAACACCAAGGTAGTTGAGCGTGATGGGAAGTTCAAGAAGGATAAAAGCTCTGAACATAACCGCAGCTCTACACCAGTAGAAGAAGCCACACACAGCACCGATGCAGCCGATAAGCTGCTGTGGGTAGACCACAAGAACGCCGGCACACGCAACTCTTTTATTCCTGTCCGCTTTAAATAGATTGTTTTTTTATTATTTGAAAGCCGCACGTGTTGCGGCTTTTCATATTCCTATTAAAAAATAATTTTGGTAATTACTTTTTGCCATAG